CGATCAAGGCAATGCGGCGTTCAAGATTCCCGGTTCTGGCTCGACATCAGACGCCGATGCCGCCAGATTTGTTGCGGCCAATCAGCCAAGTTCAAGCGACCGCGACGTAGCGGCACTGGAAAAGTTGCGCGCTCTAAGGCAGCGTCTTGAAAATAATATGTCTGCGGTAGGTCTACCCGCTCCGTCATGGGGTTATGATTTGGACGGAAAGCCGTTGCCGTCTCCCATCGCTATTGACCAATCGCAAACCGACGAAAACGGGTTCCTAATCAACCCAAGCCAAGGCGATCCGACGCGCAAAAATCCCGGCATTCAATATGATGGCCTCGACTATGGCCGTCACATGACCGCATTGCAGCGTGAAGGCGCGGACGCTCGTGCAGCGGCGCAGCCTACCACAGAATTGCGTACGGGGCCGGTTGAGCGCTATGTCACCGATGAGGATAAGCGGACAACTGCAATCATGCAGTCGGCGTTTGATCGTGGCGCATCCTTTGGCGAGCTTGAAACTCTCGAAAAGCAATTTACCGGACGCGGCTTTGACGATCCTGAAAAATGGCGTCAATATGTGCAGTATCGCGATGCCAATCCCGGCGCTCGCATCCCGCGCATTAATCCGGCTGAAAGTGGCCAGCGTTCTGGCTTTGAAAACGGCGTTGCATCGGCAATGGACGCGCAAGTCCCAATCAAACTACCCGGTCTTGCGCCCACGACATTCAGCCCCGGTGCAGTCGGTGCGGGCCTGTTCAATGCGACAACTTTAGGCTTTGGCGATAATGTCGTTGGCGCGTTCGATGAAAGCGCCGCCGAGCGCATGAACTATGGCAGCGATTATCTTGCCGAGCAAAACCCGATTTCGTCAATTGCTGGCAACGTCGCGGGCAGCTTGGCCCCTACGCAACTTCTGGCCAAAGGGGCGGGCAAGGCGGCAGGTCTATTCGGCAATCGCGGTGTGAAGCTGCTTGGCAAGCCCGGGCAGCAAATGACCGCTGGCAATGTCGCCTATGGCACTGGCTACGGCGCTGGCAGCGATGAAGAAAGCCGTTTGCGCGGCGCTGGCATTGGCGCACTATCAGCGCTTGGCGGGGACTTCGCGGGGCGCGGTATAGCGCGGGGTGTTGCGGGTGCTGTGGGGGGCGTCCGCAATCAATCCGCCAAGAAGTTGACGGACGCTGGAATTCCCCTTTCTGTAGGCCAAACCCTTGGCAATCGCGGACCTGTTGGCCGTACCATGCAGAAGATGGAAAGCCTGCCCCTGCTTGGAGATATGGTTGCATCAAACAAGGTGGACGCGCTTGAGGCTTATAATCTTGCGGAAATGGCGGACGCTGCAAAGATTGTTGGCGCTCCCTCACCTAAGCGGGCAGGGGAGCGCGGCTTGGATTATCTCGATAGCGTCCGCAACAGGGCGTATCGAGATGCTCTTGGCGGCGCTAATTTTGCGCCTGACAGCCAATTCACGAGCGATTTTGGCAACGCCATGGCGCGCGGTAAAACCTTGCCTGTGAAGGGCGATGAATTCGCTCGTGTAGTTCAAGATGACATTGCCCCCCTGTTCGATCCGGCAACCGGCAATTTGAGCGGCGATTCGTTCCAAGCCGCAATCCAAGCATTGCGCCGGAATAAGAGCGCGTTTGGCAAAGATGGGGCAATGGGGCAAAAGGCTTTTCGATATGGATCCCGCGCCCTGATATTGCAGCGGTACAGCATATCAACAAAAGTACGCGCCAATCCATCGCCAAGTCCCCCGGCCATCGCTATCTGGGCAACAAAGAGGCCATTGAACATAGCCGCAGATGAATTCCATTGTGACGCCGTGGCAGTGCCGATGAAAACTGTCCATATGCCGATTTTGCCTAGGCAGATAATGCCTATCATGGCCGCGCGTAATGTGTCCCTACACCAACCGTCATCCCCACGCCATGACACAATGCTAAAGACCAAGGCCAGCGAAACACCGGCTTCAATCAAGCAAAGCACCGCCGCGATATCGGGGCGCGGAATCCATATCGAAAAGCCCACAGCGGCAACCAGCCCCGCAAACATGATCGATGCGACCAATAGCCCATGCCGGTCGTGGCGGTTAAACCACATAGCCAGCAAGGCCATGGAAGTGTAAAGCACCGTCATTTGGGTGCGATCACTTGGGTATGGATTTCATCGGAGATCATGCCGTTCTCTTTGGCGATATCGGCAAAATTGCATCCCATGGCGCATAGCTCGGCGCGGGTTTGCTCCAATTTTTCCAACCGGCGCTTGAATTGAGCCATCAAAGCGTGAAATTTCTGTGCAGTTTCGTCATGTGTCATTGTATTCTCCTTATCCTAAGATTTTCATGTGAACGAGGTCAATATCAGACGATGCGGCGGTGGCATTGTTGTTTATCCAAACATAGGGGGTCAAAGCCGCTGTGTCGCTTGGCAGATTAGTTGAGACCGTAAGAGGGCCGTATGTTGCCGCTATTGTGGCGCTGGTCCCGGTCCATTGGTGCAAAGTCATATCGACTGTGCTGCCACCGGGGTCACACTCAATTACAACTTCAATAACATCACCGGCAGTTAGAGTTATGCCACTATCTGTCTTTGTTGCCCCCGTTGTCGAGTTGCAATGCATGGCTTGCCAGTTGCTATCCGCCGCGTCGAGCGCAAACGCTAATATGCGGTCAAAATCAACAGGGTCTTCATCTGTGTTTAGGAGAGAATCTCCAACGAAGCCAACCATAACGCGAGTGTCAGTCCCTGCTATTTGCGATACCCCAATCATGAATGACGCTTTAAAACCATTGCGCCGATAATAAACCAGATCAGCATCCCGCCAACCGGCATAGGCCTCTGCGGTATTCCCCGTGCCACGCCGGGATCGGGGAAGGGAAGTTAAAAAACTTGTGGCTGTTTGCGTTATTAAACTGTTGCTTCCGGTCGCCGTCAGTGCAATCCCTAAATCATAAGTTGCCGTCGAGTTAACCCGGCCATAAGCTGCGCGGAATGTTTGGCCAGTGGCAAACATATCAGTCCCACCGCCGCCAGCCGTCGCCGCAATTGTTATTGTGTCAGCCCCGTCGTTTGGAGTTATTGTGACGTTCGCGCCCGCGACAAGAGCCGTGCCGATTACGTCACGAACCTGCTCATCGGTATATGATCCGCCTGTTGTGTCACTCGCCCACGTCGCCCCGCCATATAAATGACGGTCGTTTTCATCCTGAATATATGCGGTCATGCCTTCAACCGGCGCATGGTATGTCCATCCGCCAGTCGCGTTTGTGCCAAGCGCTGTAGCGATGTAATTTTCCTTGCCAGCCCATAACCCTGTAGCAGTCGCGGCAATGATATAGCTTGCACCATCCGCGCATGAACCCGGAGGCGCGGTCAAATCATTATCGGCCACAACAAAGTGGCAGGCCCCCGCTTCCGTGTGCCTGACCTGTTCGTTAACTGTCGTTTCCGGTATCGCCTGCGCGGATGTTAATTCAGGAGCGCCTTTAGGTGTTGTCATGGTTTTTCCTTAGTAAGCAGCTACAAAGCCACGGTCAACCGCATCGCTGATTTGGTACACTCGCCAATCTGGCGCGGATGTAAGAGGCGCGCCAAAATCAGTCGTCTGGTTTGCCGCTGAATAGGTATATTCTGGAGTAGTCAATCCAGTCACCGTTCTAACCACGGTTGCCCCGTTCATGATTTCCAATTCATATTCTTCTGTCACTTCTGAAAGCGGGATTGAAGTTCCCGACGTCCACGATCCGCCCACCCTTGTACGACGAACCCAAGACAACTCCCAATCGGTTGAAACTTGCAAAGCATCAAGGTGAACAGGAGCATATGGTTTCAAAGTCGCCCCCGTAAGAGATAAAGGAATTTGAAACGCGCCCGATTCCGTGCGGCCTTGCGTAATTGCCTTGAATGAAAGATTAGTCCCTACCTCGGAAAGCCCCGCCGCAACGCCCTGCGCTGTGTTCAGCAATAAGAAAACATCGCGCGCCGCATGGACGCCGCAAGCCCATTCCGTACCCCTGCGCCCACGCTTGAAGCCGGAAAGTGTATAACTGCCATCACCTTCTAACGTCGAGGTCGTGAAGTTTACAATTTCATCACCAATCAAGCAAAGATTGCGGGTTGGTTGCGCGTCTATATCGGCTTCGGTGCAACCTGTTAGAGTGCCAACTTGCAAAAGCACGTTAACCGAGTTTGCACGATCCCATATCCACGGGTTCGCATCGGCAAGGATATCGGTCGCATAGCCCCATGTCGCTTGCGCCGTGCTGTTAATGGTCGCAAACTCATCCGAATACTCGCCAGATATTGCTTGGAAAACAGTTGCCCCCGGCCAAACCCCCGTCGCATAAGGCCCTGCCGCGACATAAAGCAGCGGGTTGACTGAATTGTGTGAATCGGTAAGCAACGGGATATCCAAGACGAAGCCTTTGGATATAAGCGGCACTGCCACAACAGAAGGCGTCCGCCCATCAAAGCCAGCGCCCGAACCCCCGGCCAATACAGCAAGGCTAGGATGATCGTATTTCCATGTGGTAGCAATCAATCCGTCCGCTCTCACATTCATGCTCACAACGCGGTAAATATCCGTTTCGCCGTCAAGATCCAATATGCGGCAATCACCCGGCTCTAACGCTAGTTGTTGCGCGGTCAAAGACAAAGAAACCTCTTTGCGCGAATTCCACAAACGCCTGAAATATCGATCCGCTAAATCTCTCGCTTCGCTTACGTCTGTAGCCAGTGTGCCAAGGTCAATCGTTTGATCCGCGCGCGCTCCAGTTGCGTCCAACGGCCTATCGGCGCGGGCGTTATTTGGTTGCTGATCCGCATCAATATCTGCAAAATTAACCGTTAGCGAACGCGGCAATTCAGCGGCCTGCTTGATATTAACTGTATATCGCGGGTCGCTCTTTGCGAAGCGTTCCGTAAGGATCGTTCCGCCAGATACGCCATCGCGCTTTATACCCTGCATCGTAAAGCCATGCGGGCGGATATCACTATCAAATGTATCGAGCAAAGGCCCTAGCATATTGCTTCCTTGGCCTCGCGTTGCGCTCCATCCTTGCACAATCTGGTCAAGTGCAGTAAAGCCATAATCCGCAACGCCGCAAAGGTCTGCAATATCTCCTGCGATCACGCTTAACGGAACGCCGTCGCTCCCAACGCGGTCAAGGTACAGCCACGTCTGCACTTGCGTTACATATGATGTAAAAAGCAGCGCGTGATTTATAGGGTCATAAAGGAACTGCGAACCCGTGTAACCGGCAACCCAATCGTTTGTTGTCACCGTTCGCGCCGCCGTCAAATCAAGCAATGATATCTCAACATTATCGCGCCAAGCAGTCGATGATCCCGGCACAAGATTAAGCAGCCAAATCTTTTCGCTATCTCCTGCCCCTGTTGCGGCGATAGTCCCATCGCTCCTTATTGCATAAATGGCAACATCGCCCCACTTCAATATGAAGTGGCTATCCGTACCGTTGGCAAAATGTCCGGCCTCAACAATACCACTATCGCCGCTGCCACCGCCGCCAGATATATCCGCAAGCGATGGGGCCTCGATAATATTGGGATAATCGCCCGTTCCGATGTCGATGATTTTATAGAAAATTGCCGTGGTATCGTTATAATCCCCAGCCGCCCATATATTTCCAAAATAGTCTGCAAAATAGGAACGAACATTCAAGCCTGCATATCCAGTTTCAGCGCCTAAATCCCGCAACGTGCCATTAACATAAACGTCCGGCCCGATTGAACTGGCAATCGAAAACCAATGCTCATCGCCATTGCCGTCCATAATAACGCGGATATCTTGCTGTATTACAGCAAAGGTGAAAACTTCTGTGCCTCCGCCACCAAAATCGCCATTATAGGATATTATTTTATCTTGGCTTACATTGACAAACCAAAGACTGCCATCCGCCCAAAATCCCGGTTTGTCTTGCGGGTACGGCTCAACCGCCCATTCAAACTCTATCATCAATGCACGAGCGGCCAAGTCCCATACTTCCCCCCGGTTATCGCCGAATACAACCAACTTGGAAAAGTCACTTGAAAGCGCGGGGTTGCGCGTAAAGCCCGTAAGGCCAGTATTTACAATCTGATAAGGATAATTAGGCACAGCATCGGAGATTAGCTCGACGGAAACTTGCGGAATGCGGTTGCCTAATTTTTCCAGTGGTACATCTTTGAAAACAATATAGGCCGTGCCGCGATAAGCGGGGCATGATCCTTCGCCGAATTGAGCTTCGACTGTCGCCTGCATACGAGGATCAGCGTCTTGGGTTTCCGTTCCTTTGTATAAAACAAAACCATCGCCAAGGACAAAGCCGCCAGCTTCGCGCGCCCCTTGATTGCCAAGAATTACACCCCCGATGCCGCCCACGAAATCAAGCGGACCTCCCTTTCCGCCTACAGCATCCGCGCCAAGCTCAAATGGCGTGATAGGCCCTTCGCCCGTCAAATCCAAGACAAGATGCGTATCAAACCATATGCGCGAAATTCCCGATATTTCATGGCCAGCCAGTGCGACCGCCCAAGTTCCGTAATAGGTGTATTCGTTAAACTTGCCGCCCTTGGTTTTGCGCTGTTGTTTTATTTCGCGCAATTCCTCTGCCCAAAAAACTTGAGCATCCATCCGGCGCTTGCCCCATATCAGCGGCAATTCTGCTCCATAATCGCCGCCTGTGAATTTCAGATTATCAAGGCGAGGGCCTTCTATTTGTTGCGAAGCTGTAACGGCCATATTGGCCGCTGTCATCGCCACGGTTAAAGCAGCTTTGGCTACAAGGTTAAGAGCCATATTGCTTCCACCTCCAAATGCTGTCGATCCGCCCCATTGTCGCGCGCGCGGGCCTTACTTGCCCCGGTCCCGTAGGCATCGCCTCAATAACGCGGTCCGGGTTGCCGTCTTTTGGAGCATAAATTGCAAGGTGCTGCGGTGCGCCGCCATAGCGAAGCAAAAGAATATCGCCCGCCTGTCTATCGGCAACTTCGTCAAATAATCGACAAAGCCCGGACTTCAAACGGCGAACATCAACCTTGCCGCCATAATCACCCGCAAGAGCTTCCATGCTCTCCGCTTCTGGCCTGCCAAGTTCGCGGGCGATTCCTGCTATCAGCCCCTTGCAATCGCACCCCTTGCGAACAGTTCCCTGCCACCGGAACGGAACGCCTATCCAAGTTTCCGCAATTTGCGCGACTTCCATCATGTGCCGGGATTCGGATAGCGCAAAACTTGATCACTCCCCGGCACATCGGGAAAGCCTCGAAAGTTCACAATATTGTTAAAAGCCATGCAATCCGCACGGGTTTTGCCGCATCCCTGTCTTAGCTGCAACGTGTCGCCAATTGTCGGTGATTCAGGAAGCCCCGTCCACAATATAACAGCCCCGCCAGAAGTCCAGTCAAACACTTCAACAGGCCTAGTGCCGTTCAGTGCCCCGCTTGTAAACGTCACCGTGCCGCGATTGAAATAGTCATTGGCAAAGCTTCCGGTGAAAGAAACGGTGAAAGACCTTTCATCGGTCACCGCCGTCACCGTAGCCGCCAATGGCGTTACAACCGCACCGCACCGCGCATCCCCATAATCGGCATCACAATATGCCGTAATAACCCTGCCGATTGACTGGCTGAATTTTGTAATCTCGGAATGGATTGTGAATTTGAATTGAGAGCCTTCTACGCTGGGGAGAACAATCTGGCCTTTCAATAATTCAATCGCGCCGTCCGCTAGGCTAGACCAATTGACTTGGAAAAGCCTAGCCACAGCCTCATCATAGCGCCCACCTAAAACCGCAATGCGCGTAACATTGTCATCGATAGGCCCCGATATCTCGACATCGTCCGCATCAAACCCTACCGAAAGGGATAAGTCGCTGGCCAGAATTCCAGTGCCAGAAAGATATGTGACAGCACCATCCCCAAGGTTGAACGTCAGATCCTTGTCATGATCTGTGATCGCTAGGGTTGTCCCGTCAACCAAATCCAGCCGCAACATATTGCAGCGCGTGTGCGCGTCCCCCGCGATATGCGATGTCAGATTAGCACCAAGAGTTCTCACCGGACTTCTTTCAATGTGAAGGTGGCGATATGGTCAAGATGCCCTGCTATGCCCTCTATTTCCAACGGGCTATCAAAGCGAACCTTGGCAATAGTCGTGCCGCTCTCATCATCCCAAACGCGATAGTTGAACGTATGCAGCCCACCTAATGAATCGTCATAAAGCTGGCGAACGGCATTATAGACTTCGCCATTACGGGTTGACGGGGGAAACGACACTTCAAAAGTTCGCAACGGCGATGACCAAAGCGCGTTTCGCACTTCATGCCCGCCACTGGTCGTTACAACCTCAATGCCCCAATCAGAACGCTGCACAGGGCCTAATTCAATTTCGCCGGGAAGGAAGTCTGCCAAATGCGTCATTATACCCTCATCGGATTAAGTTCGCGGCGATATCTGCGAGCCGCCTGCCCAGCCGCTTCCCGTGCCATCTTTGCGTCGGTTATGCCGGGAAAAACAAATGTGGGTTTATGGATTTGCTGTGCGCCCGTGCCGTCCAATTTATGATTGGGGATGACTTGCGATCCACGCGGCAAGTTGACTAATTCAGGCCCGCGCTCACCAACCAGAGCCATTCCGCCGGGGGCAAAGCTAGTCCCCTTTGCAAATCCCGGGATGCCAAGGGATGCTTTCAATGGCGCAAAGACTAACGCCTGCATGGCCATTGAAATTAACTGCTTGGCCAAATCGCGCAAAGCATCGCCTAGGGATTTTGCGCCCATAAGGACGCCTTCAATATTGGAAGCGACCGCATCAAATGCCGCCGATGAATACTCCGAAAGCGTCGTCATGGCGTCCTGCCAAGCCGTTCCGATAGTCGCAACTTTGGGAGCCATGATATCAATCAGTTCGACTTGCTCATTCAATAAGTCGTTTGTCGATTTAACATCTGTTGCCGTGATAGGCGACCTATCCGGCATAGCGAACCCTTCGCTACTTTGATCGTACAAGCGGGATCGGGCTTCCCTTTTGGCCTCATCCGTAAGGCCGCTGGATTCGATCAATGCAAGATCGTCTTTATATTTTTTGAACGCTTCTATTTCAGGAAAAAGAGACGCCATAAGCCCGCGAACATCGCTGGCCATCTGCTTAAATCTATCGGTCGTGGATTTAGTCGCATCACGCGCAGGGTCAACCATAAGCGCGTCTAGCCGGGCAAATTCCTTCGCTATGCCTTCAACCATATCAGGCACATAGCTATGGCCTACTACGGCATCATACATGTCATAAAAGAACCCGGTGACAGATTTAATTTTGTCGCCAAGCCATTTGAATACGCTGCCAAGCTTATCCTGTAGCCACGTCTTTACGCCATGATAGAGCTTACGCATGGATTCAGTCGCGCCGGGAACAATCAATTCAATAACC